CTCACTCCACCAAAGGCGCCCGAAGGCGTGGTGCTTAGGATTTCGCCAGAACTATAGTCTGCCATATTTATTCCCTCCTAGAGAATGTTTTTGTTTTTGTGATCATTTATTAGAGAATCCATAAAACTCGAAGAACCACGACTAGGAGCATTTGCGCTTGCAGGTTGAACTCCCATAGGAGCTGGTACTGACTGAGCACGTCTAGTTTGATTGAATGCTGGGCTTGGCTGAGTCTGTCTTATGGGTGCTTGTGGTGCGGGTATATTACCAGCGGCCATTCCATTTTTATATTTGTAATAGCCCACAAGGTCATCCATATTAATAGACTTAGGATCATTCATGGTCGAAATAAAGTCATCAAGCCTATCGCCTAAATCATAATTCTGACCAACATGACTCCTGATCTCCTGCATTTGCTTAGCATTGTCTCTTGCTTGTTGCTGTTCTAGATTGTGTTTTTCGAGTCCATCGATTTTAGTTTCGTACGTTTCACGCACTTTTGCAATTTCATATTGACTATGAAGAGAGTTGTATGTCTGCATATCATCTCTCCATGCATCAACTGCGTTTAAGTACCTGGCACTCTCGCTACTAGGGTCTGAAAAAGCTTCCTCTCTAGAGAATCCATGAGGTTGCTCAGGTTTAGCAGGAGGCGGAGGAAATGCCTCAGGTTCCTGACTTGTTGGTGCTGGCTCTTCAGGTAATTGCCCACCTGGTGTAAGAGATTGCACGGCCTCTGGATTAGCACGAAGATAGTCAACCATTGGTTGATATCCTTTGTACTCGTTAAGCTGATTCTGCAATTTAGCTGCTTGTGATTGCCAGTATTGGTAGCGCACTTGATAATTACCTTCGGGAGCTACTTCCTGTTTAGAGAAGTCCTGCTTAGGTTGAGATGCAGGATGCTCTACATGTTGCTGGGTATCCACTGTTGGTGGGGCCTGATCATTAGGTTCAATAGGTAATCCTAGGTTCTGTTCAAATGTTGTATCCGTGTTTGCTCTGTCTACACGAGTATCCTCAATTTGTTGTTCAAATTCAGGAGCCGTATTTTCTTGAGCTATTTGGTCATTAGCTTCCATTTTTTATTTTTTCCTCTTTTTTGACTGCCCTTTGGATGCTGAAGGGGTTGAGTCTGTTTTTTCTTTCACGGCATCCTGGATTTCCTTAGAGACCATTGATAAGTTGTCATCTAAACGCTTTTCAAATAAAGAACTTGCCATTTTAGCTTTGTTCGATGTTTGATCCAGTTCAGTTTTAAACTTCTCAACTTCAACCTTTTGCTTGAGGTGAACATTTTCTCTTTCCATCGTTTGCATATCGCCACCCAATTTCTTGAGCTGTTCAGATAGACTTTGAACTTGTTGTTCAAGCTGGCCGATAGTATCTGTTCTCTCTAGAACTCCTTCCATGTCGAAGACTTCTGTCTTCTTTAGGACCTCTTGTCTATCAATCAGTCCTTTTGAATAAGCATCCATATAGAACTCAAGTTCCGCATATCTATTAGACGGAAGTGTCGAGCCTGATACGTATACTACATCATATTTTCCTACAGTTATGTCATTTGCAACTGCTATCGCACCTGACTTGTCGTCATAGAGCTTCTTATTAATAGCAAACTCACTTAATGTGTTATTAGGATTGACGACCTGAAAAATCTTTTCTTCTTGATATAACTCTTGCATGAGTACTATTGCTATTTTAGCTACTCTCTGTAAAGCACCTTCTATATCTGCTAATTTGGATTTAATCTTTCTTTGACCAAATTCATCAAGAGATATAGTGGCTTTGTAAGTTTGTGGGGCAGCTTGTGAATTTCCCATCATCATTTCGTAGAGGCCAAGTTGATGATCGATGTCGTTTTTTGCGGTCTGTTCGTTGTTGTAGAGTTCATTAGGGAGAGGAGCTGGACTAGCAACAACAGGCTGCCCCATATCAAAGTCTACCTCTATACCAACACCAGGTTGAGCCCACTTCTGTTCAAACTCCTGCATATCTACACTACCAGCAGGCACTAATACCTTCATATTGGTAGCTGTAGTTGCATGGGCTATTATAAGAGATCTGGTTTTATTGATATAATCCTGTAATCCTTTTACCATACGTATGTCGCTCATTGGATAAGGGGTTCGTGTGTGTAAATTGATTACTGGGACGAGAGGATAATTACTTGTTGGTAATATCCTTGAGTATAGATATGTATCACCTATAACTATACACTGTTTGACCTTTTTAACTGATATGGGGACCGCTTCTATCATTCCTTCACTTATTAGATGAGCTTTTGTTTTCATCTCTACGTTTGGAATGTTTGGCACTTGTCCTGCCTCAGTCATCGCCTGTGTTCTTGTGTCATCGATCTGTTTATCTATTGCCTCTCTAGTATTTGTAAGCTCAAGAACGGCTCTATCTTGTAATATATTTCCTAATTGAACCTGTTCTGCTAATTGCTTTTCTTTCTCCATATACTGAACTTCAAGTTCTTCTCGGAGTTTATGTATATCTTCTTCAAGAAGTTTTTGATTCTTTTCAAGAATCTGGTCCCTCATAGCTGATTGTTGGGCTTGTGCGTTATTTATATTGTTTGGGCCCTCAAGAATCTGCCCATTTAACAAGCCAACCTCAGTGGATACATATTGCTGAAACTCTTCTTCATTAAATCTATATTCTTTGCCTGTATACTTTTCATGAACTCTGTATGCATTTTCATTTACTTTATAGTACCTTTCATACCCTCTAACATAATCATTATCTTCAAGGGTATCTATTTCACCTGGAAAGGTTATGCCTGTATCATCTGTATTGCCAGTTATAATTTGATCAGATTCATATGAGCCTGTAGCTGCATCGATTGCTTGCTTATATTGAGGATATAATGCTTTTGCCTGTTCTTTTGTGAAATTTCTAGATATAATGATACTTGCGGCATCGTCAAAGAATGGATCTCTACTATTTGGATCTACATATACATCAAGAGGATCTATATCTTTTATCATAACCTCACCCTTACCATCATCGGCTTGAGGGTTTTGATATACTAAAACATATCCCATTCCAGTTACGTAATAATCATCCACAGCTTGTCTTACTACTGCTCTTCCATCCGATATATCATACATATAAGAAAGAAGTTGATTTAGCACATTGGCTACCTTGACATCACTATCTTCTCTTGGGGATACTTTAAATGAAGGTCTGTTTGCTGTTAAGAGGGCTTTGGCTGTTTCTACGGCAGGATGGACTCTGTTTACAACAATAGGCGCTTGACCTCTTGCTTTTAACGTAGTTTCTTGCTCTTTAGTCCATTGTCTACCTAGTCTATACTCCTGATCCTCTCTAGCCTGAAACTCCCAATGATCTCTTTTTCTCTTATATAAGTCCCAGAGTCTTTGGGTTTCTTCAACTATTTCTTTGTTAGGATCATTCGAAGTCCCTGGAACTGGACTGTTGGCGTTTTTCTCATCGGCCAATGTCGTACCCCCTATATATAATTATCCAATTTAGCAATATAATATACAAATTAAAGTGTCATCCAATCAAGAAATTTCTTTTTCTTCTTCTTTTTCTTTGGATCGGCATCAAGTTCTTTAATTCTACAAGGCCTAGAGCCTTCTAATGAAGTCCATATAGCATCCATTATATCGTCATGCTTTCCTTTTGGATAAGATAAGAACTCTGCTTGAGCTTCTGTGTCTTGAGATCTGAAGTAGAACTCACCTTTTGCAAACATAGGCACTAAAGATAAAAGTCTTTCGCTCTTTCGCGTACGAGGTTTAACACCTTTTTCCAATCCAGGTATATAAAGGTTTTCTTCTAACATCCTTTTTTTACATGCTGCTCTTAATGCTTCCTGATAAGCTACAGTTTCTATCTTCATTTTCTTATGTCTGTATTTTTTGAACGAATCAATTATTATATCAGGTTGTTCTGCTGGAGATACGTGTTTTCTGTATATATCTATTATGTATTTATTGCCCTCAAAATCTATTCCTATAGTGACCAATACAAAGAAGTCGGCCCTAGCTGCTAAACTACTAGCAGGATCAACCCCTCCATACACTTCTATAGGTATTACCTCTTCCTTCTCCCCTGTATTCTTAATTAAACAGGGCTGTCCTTCTCGTCTTTCAAAGTCATATTGGTGTAATTTAACCCATTCAGGTTTAAATGGAGCTTCATCTGGAGATTGAGCTATATTCATATACTCCTGATAGAATCCATTTATATTCCCAACGGAGCTATATTCTTCTTTTATCTGGTCAATACGCTTTAAAGGGAATCTCTCAGGCCATATAGGAGATCCATCATCGTTTATTATCGCATACCAAAGAGTATTCCACGCGGATGAGTCTTTTGCCCAGTATAAGAAGCAATCTTCTGATATAACTGTTCCTATCATTACTATTCTACCTTCATCAGATAGAGATGGTATAACAGCTTCTGTCATCCACTTTCTATTCTTAGCTCTAGCTTCCATTGTATATGCATTAAGTTCTGACTCAAAATCATCTACAATAATAAGAGTAGGACGAGTATCACCCTCAATAAACCCTCTAACTCTCTGTCCTGTACCTACAGCCACTATTCTTACTCCATTTGCCGTTACTACGTCTGTAGCTGTCCATCTTCTAGCTGTATTAGGACCCATATCGCCAAATAGCGCTTTAAACTTGTCGCTATGAGTTAAATGGTATTTAATCCTGGATAGGAAGTTAATAGACTGCGCCTGTGATTCTGAAATAATAACAATAAACTCTTCTTCATCGTCAGTCTTGAACGCGATTCTATGCATCGGGAGGAGCAGAGACGTTACAGTTGACTTTGCTGTTCCACGAGGCGCAGCTATTAGTACTCTTCTTTTCGATCTATTTCTTAAGGCAGAGTATATTTCATGATGAAAGGGTGGTGTGGCCTTACGGAGAGCTGTAGGGAAACATACCCTGCCAAAAAGTGCAATGTTTTGTTTTAATTTCTTAAGTGCTTGTTTCTTTTGATATAATTCTTCGTAATCACTCATCTTTAGGCTCTATAACTTCCTTCTTTGCTTTTAAGACAGCTTCTTCCTCTGCTATCTCATCAAGGATCTTCCTGTTTGTATGAGCCTCTAGTGTGTGAGTAGTTTTAACAATGTTCTTATCTTTCATTCCAAGCATATCCTGGATATTCTCCACCACTCTAAGGAAATTGGTGACATCACCTTTATCCTTAGCCATTTTCATACCTTTAGAGAGTAAATCTATAACATCAGACTCTCCATAGCCTTTTTCATCTAATACACCTTTTAATTCATCTCTTGTCATACTTTTAAACTCCTGTGTTCTCATCCAACGCTTGTAAGTTCTTCTTTGATTAGGTGAAGCTCTATCAAACACCATATCAATAGCTAGATCCATGTTAAAGCACGTTGAATATGCTAATGCAAGGTTTTTCCAATTAGTAGAACCCTTTCTTACCTCTAATTGAGGCTTTCCCGAAAGCGTTTGATTAGATAACCTCCCTTCTGCTTTAAGTTTTTGAGTAGGGTATTTAGGGCTATAAAAGGCATAGCCAAAAGGCAGACGGATATAATAGTTGTGAACGCCATTATTTGCTTTATATTCCTTTCTTTGTATGACGATCGCAACAAAGTTATCATCAGAGAGGGCGTACTCCCCAATCTCGGCATCTCTCCACGGTTTGTACTCGATTCCCTTTTCATCTGCTTCCTTTTGAGTGAAGATCTTGTATGTCCTTCGACCCTTCTCCTTGTGTTTTATCGTAATTTCGTACATATATAGACCCTAAGGTATCAATTATGCTCTTAAAAAGGTAATGTCCGCATTTTAAGCGATCCCCACAATCGAATCCAATTCCGTGACTTCTGTGGATGTGCTTAACTCCACAATCAAATGGACAAAACTGGGCATATTCTTGGCTGAATGTGACAATCTCCAGTCTTCCACCAAGATTAGCAACAATAAGATATTTGGGTGCGTAATGTGTATCATATAAGTAGATTCCGAATCCAATTAATATCCATATAAATAAGTCATTTAATAAGTTCAAGCATCTTTTAGCTCGAAATGTGGGAAATCATCAAACTGATTATCATCCACTTCAAAGTTCATATTCCAATCTCCACCCCATCTAAGGTTAATACCCATACCTTTTGCTATCCCAAGAACAAATCCCGAAAAAAGGTGGAAGCGCTCACGATCATTCCAGTCAATAGGATAAGGGGCCACATCAACAGCCCTACTAGGATTAGCGTTATGACGGCCATTTGGATATTTAACCTTTGTTTTTCCTTCTTCAAACAGCATATCTTGTCTTTCTGCACTTCTGTGTCCCTCCAAAATTGAACAATCTACGTGTTTAATTACTTCATTGAATACGTCCTGTAGCCGTTTATCACAGGTGGCTAGCCTTTTCTTAGATGATTTGCCAAACCGAGCCATATACCTCCTTAATTCATAAGCCAGAATATTAAGACCATTAAAACCTTGTCTAATATCCATAACAAAATTAATATATTTAACTTACTAAGGGCCTTCTCCGTATTAACGTCCCATAAAGGTATCATTTTTTAGTCTTAGGATAGGTCCTTATATTATCTACCGATACAGTACCTCCAAAAGGGGCTCCTATATCGTTACTTTTAAGTGCTTTATACGTTGCCATAATAGACTACTCCAAAAATATAATTAATTTGTTAGTTACATAGTAGTATACTATAATATACTATATATAGACTATATATAACAAGGGGAAAAAGACTGTATTAGCCTAAATTACCTTAAACCCCTTAAAATAGCCCTTTTTTGCTCAAAAAAAATTTAGGCATACCCTAACCTACCTTTTACCCCTTTCTAGCTGAATACACCCCTTAAAGCGTTGAAAAAGGCAATTCTAAAAAAATGCTGTAGAATGGGAGTACGTGATATACTTGCACCCGTCCCCGTCCAAATTCACGGTTCGCTTCGCTCTCCAGGTTGAATTTGATGATGGGGACAGTTGCGTTTGGTCGCTCACTCTAGGACCATTCGTTCGCTCTGCCCCTTCCTGCTTGGGCAGGTAAGGTCTTAATGACATAACTTGCTAACAACTAACATAACACTAATTAACTAATATAGGAGCTATAATGCCTAAACAATCAAACATAACACTTACTTACGCTGTAAATACCGTTAAACTACTAAAAGATGCTAATGGTAACTTGATAAAACGACCTCAATTAGACGATCAAGGGTTACCTAAGATTGATCCTAATACCAACCAACCTTATATGGATGCTATTCCTGAAACGGATGATAGCGGAGATAAGATCTTTACTACTAATGTTACTTGCTATTTCGCCAATACTTGCACAGCTGAAGACATACCTAAGTCTATATCAGCTGATAAGATGAAAGCTATTCAAGCAAGTCAGCCTAAAATGAAGATCTTAGAGGGTGTTACATACACTCGTTCAGCTGATCCTAAGCTTATCAATAGAGAAGATGGAGAGGTGTTCAAAGTAACATTTAGAGGTGTGAGACCATTTGCACCTATTACCTTCTAATCCCACCTAAACTCGTACTAAGCTCATATGTCTTCCCTGATATGTGAGCTTTAGTACACATATT